GTATATCCAGATCTTGTTGGTGCTGTATTAGGAATTGTAAATGATCCTGTATGAGTTGTGTTTGCTGGACATCCAGTACCGCCATTGCAATCATATGTTAGGCTATAAGACGTTGGTGCTGCAGTAGTAGTTGTAGTAGTGGTTGGTGCTGCAGTAGTAGTTGTAGTAGTGGTTGGTGCTGCAGTAGTAGTTGTAGTAGTGGTTGGTGCTGCGGGAGTCCAATATGTTAGTTCAGACTGTGTTCCATTTATTGAAACATCATCTGTGCCTGTGCCATAAACATAAATTTTGTATGTAGTCCCGTAAGGGTAATAAATAGTACTTGTGTAAGGATTGCTAATATTTTCTGTATAGACCCAATCAAATGTTCCGTTTGGTGCAAACTGAAGCTTGTACCTTGGTACATTGGGAACGTTTGTCCAAGACAAACTGAGTCTTCTTCCAGTTCCATTATCTAAACCATCTGTTGCAACAACATTTACAACTTGATTGTCTGGGAAAGTATATGATTTTTGATTAGACTCTGTTGTATATCCAGATCTAGATGTTGTTACTTCTAATATTACTCCTTCTGAAGCAAGCCCAGAAATAGTGTAGTCTATTTGGGATGAACTTATTACCGATGAAGTAACTGTAGGAGAGTTTGGGTTTCCATTTAGGCTATATGTTTCTGTAGTCCAAGTATAAGCGCTGTTATAATTTGTTACAGAAAACTTAACACTGTTAGCTGTTATGAATATTCCATCTGAAATTGCTGGAACAATTCCTGCTGTAGGGGTTGGTGCTGCAGTAGTGGTTGTTGTAGTAACAGGCGCAGCAGTAGTGGTTGTTGTAGTGGTAGTGCCAGGTGCAGCAGTTGTAGCGGTTGTTGTGGTTGTTGTGGTAGGGGCTGTACCAGTGATAGCTACGTATGTTGCGACTACTTCTCTCCATTTAGGATCTGGATTGGCTCCTGTAGTTTTATAAACAATTAACATGTCGCCTTTAATTGCTGACGGGTAATCTGTAACGTTGCCACTAAAACTTGTTCCGTCTCCAGTTGAACCATGTCGTGCAGACTCTGAAACAGTAAATATATTTCTTATTCCTCCTGAGCGATATGCGCTTAGAGTTGTTGCGGTTGGACTTACAAGAGTTTCAGTTGCACCAGCTCCAGAAAGACTTGCAGACTTTGCAACTTCAACCTGTCTTGTAGTGTCACCTAAAAATATTCTTTTTGGATCATCAACATTACTTGCGAAAGTATCTGTTCTCATAATTGTAGTTATGCTAAGTGGATTAGTATAATCTTTTATTGAAAAATCAGTACCGTCGGCATCAACTGTTTCTATTGAATAATTTCCTAGTCTTATTGCACCTTCTCCTACTGCTTTAATTCCATTGGTTTCAATGGTCCAACCATTTGTAACAGCATTAGTAGTTTCATTAAATGTTCCAAAACCACCTTCTCTTGCTCTCACAATACCTTTAATTGTTGCATTATTTGCAGTTAAAGATCCATCTAGCGTTACTCTAAATGGTGCAGATGCAATTTGAGTTTGAGAGCTTACGCCAGCTGTTGAAGATGCTCCACCCCAAAAAACTACTGATTCCAAATCTGCTGGGCTATTTATTCCTGATGTTTCGTTAGCAATAGTATCACTTGCTATTGATATATATCCTTGAGCAGAGTTTAGTGATATTGTGCCTTGTGCTACACCACCTACTGATCTTGTTTTTGATATTAGGCTTTCATTTATAGTCCACCCACCAATATTCCCAGCATTGGCAGTAATTCCAGATTCAGTGTCTAGTTGAAAAAGATTACCAGCAGAGCTAGTTCCCTGTATTCCAATACCTATCTTTTGTCCAACAGAATTAGTTAATTTTCCTATTTCAAACTTTCCAGAAGAGGTTGTTACCCTGAGTTGTCCATCTACAGATGAAGTTCCTATATCAACAGAACCAGTAAAAGCTCCAGCATTAGCATTTATCTTTCCAGTTATTTCTAAGTTAGATCCATTCCAAAGAAGCTTGTCACCTGTTCCACCAACCGAAAGTCTTGCAGCTGAAGAAGCAGTTGTGTTGCCAGTAATGTACCAATAGTTTTCTGGTCCTAAATATAGTCCTTTATTAGCATTATCTCCGCCAATTCCGTAGCCCATCTTCATATCCCCTGCAGTAATTGCTACGTCTGCAGCAAGAGAGGTGCTTGCTGGAATTACAATATTTGGATAGCTTTGCCAACCTAAAGTATTTATATTACTAAACTGATCATAGGTGTTTACTCCAATCTCATATGTTTGTCCAGCTTTCAATCCATATAAATATGTTGATACAACTGTACGGCCAGGAACTGACATATAAGTGTAATCTGTGGTACCAACTCTTCTAAATCTTATTTGATATCCGTATGTTGATGTATCTGTATTTGCTGTCCAGTTAAATAATACCTTTTTATTAAAGGTAAACAAACCATCTGGATCATCTTGAACAGTTGCTGTTCCTAATGAAAAATCATTTGTTGGTGGAGTACTATCAAAAGATATTGGATCTATTGGTGTTACTTTTTGTGCAGCAGAAAAATCAGTATACTCTCCATTGTCTGCTGAAAATCTAGCTTTAACCCATCTAGGATTTAAATTGCTTGTAATAACATTTGCTGGAGAAATACTATTAAAATAAACTCTTGAATATGTAACTCCAACTCCAGTTGGTTCTGCAGATGCGTTTGATTCATACTCAACAATTTCAATTGCATCAAATAATTCAGATGTAGGTATTGTGTATGCTACATTGTATCCATTGTTAGCACGAGTTACTGTTATAACTGGTACTGGAAGAGGATTTATCCATGCAGTTACTGACGTATCACATACAGCAGCGCTTTTATTATAGAATGCATCTATGACGTATACACAAACACTTGTAATATTTGTTCTCCAACGCCCAAGAGTAGACTGAATTAAAGATTCTGATAATGTTACAGTTTGTGCTGTTTGAGTTTTATTTACTAGGAAAGATCCAAACGGTGTTTGTCTTACAAGCCCACCACTTGTTGTAATTTCTACAACAAATTCTGTAACAGTTGCATTAGTAGGATCTGCATAGTCCCAATCAAATGTAACAATTAAATTTTTTCCTGATCCACTATCTGACCAAGCTGTTGAAACATTTGTAATATCTGTTGGAACTATAGCATAAAATCCAGATACAATTTCAGCTGGTTGGCCGTTGTATGGAGGGCGTACAAATTTTTCTAGCTCTTTAGGGACACCTAGTGTTGCTGGGCCAACCGATGCTGTTAAACTTTTTCCTCCATCAATTAAAGGAATGCCGTCTAATCCAACAATTTCAAGTTCAGCGCCCAATCTTGCTCTAGTCTGTCCAATTTTATCCCAAGCTGCTCTTGGATCATCAACGCTTATTGTTACGGGTTGATTTAGAGCAACGGACTTGGGGCTTTTGTAAACAGACTTAGGCGGTACCTTAGCCATTACTTTGGTCCTATAGCAATCCAGTTTATTTGAAAAGTTTGCACTGGCCTTGGATTAAGAATTGATGTGCCTGTCTCTGCAGTTAATTCTCTTGCCTTAATAACACGAACTGTAAAACCTGTATTAGTTACTGCAATTACTGTACAAATAAGGCCAGTGTTTCTGTCTGATGTGACAGTTGAACCAGGTAGAGATGCTGAAACCGTTATAACAGGTTTTGCAGAAAAGCTAGATGTTGCAGTTACTCCATTATCAAAATCTATTGTTTGATAAAACATAGCACCATTATTTGTGTTTAAATCTTGGCTAGTACCTTCTCTAGCATCAATTATAAACTTTCCATAAAGTATTTTTTGTGATCCAGAGTTAAATTCTTCATAGATTTCTGTTTCGCCATTCCAGTCTGTAACACCAGTTCCTTGAAGACCAAAATTATTTGTGATAGCGGAAAGAGTATCGCTGTGCTGATTAATGACGTTAATAACCTGGTGCCAAGCAGCAAGATCTATAATATTAGGGTCTGATATTTTAACATATGGCATTTTTGTCTCCTGTCAATTAATTATACCACAAGGGTCTACTCTTGTATTCTCTTAAGATTAAGAGAGGTTGATAGACCTTGGCTAAATTCATGATTTACTGAGTGTACTAGATATCTTTGGTCAAGAATGCCGTTCAAAGAATAGGACAGATTTACGATATCTCCTACCTGAATCAAAGGATTTCCAAATATATTTAAAGATACATTTTTAGAAAAACCCTCAATACCTCTTTGAATAACTTTTAGAATTTTATAAGCTGCTTGCTTAGACTGTATCCACTCTGAGTCTATCTGAACTGTTTCTGACAAGTTTGAATAATCTATAACACTTTCAATAATTTCTGGATCTGAAGGTGCAACTATTTCGTGTGTCCATAGATTTAGAACTACAGTAGCTTTGTTAAAATCGTCAGAGTCTTTTTTAAGGTGCACCATGTGTGGAACTCCATTGGCTATTGCCATTCTTGCTCTAAAACCTGTATTGATTGGTGTTGAATAAGATATAGAATATTCATCAACTAATTTTTTCTGAAATTGTTTTTTATCTATTGCCCTATTGCCTGGAAAATATTTCATCATATAACTAATTGGAAAAACATCTACAGAAACGGCAGCTGGTGTTTGATACTCAACATCATAATAATTAATTCCAGATACTTCTGGAGTTGTTTGCATCAGATATGTGGGAGACTTTGTATATAGTGGTTGTTTTTGAACAAGGCTATTTAGAAATTCTCTATCTTGATAGAAGTAGTTTACACTTCTTTCTTTTAATGGTTTTACAGTAGCATGTATTTCTCTCAGTTGAGCTGGAGTAGTAGAGGTTGGAAGTGAGTTTACTTTTGCTGGAAAAAGATTAGTTATGGTTTGTGGAACACGAGAAGCAAAAAAACCAAATTTTGTACCAACTTCAATATCATCTGGTATGGTTGGCTTTTGTCTCATACCAGTAAGTTGGTTAATTTTTGATGATGCCCATCCAGTTGCCGATGGTGCAGTAGTTGCATTATATTGTGTTCCAGGAATTTGCCAGCTAGTTATCTCAACATTATTTAGAAACACTAGCAAACAGTTTTTTGGATCTTCAGTTGTTGCATCTTCTCCATCTTTACCATCTGTTAAGTAATGGGCTACCCTTAAATTAAAGCATTGATCTATTTCATAAGAATATATAGGTGCATTTTCTGTACCTTCCTTTTTTAATACTTTAGAAAAATTATTAATTATACTAACACACTCAGCAGTAACATCTGCCCACGACTGGGTTGTTCCTGCATGATCATAAATACTTATGGTGTAATTATATTTTGGTGGATCATAGATTTCTTGTGTTTTTGGATCAAGTCTGTTATATCTTGCAAGTTCTAAGAAGTATGTACCTGTAAGATCAGTTGCACTTGTCATATTAAAAAACAAACCTGCTGCTGCGCCACCTTCTTCATCTAATTTAAATTTAACAGAGTATGTTTTATAGCCGATGTCTACTTGAGATGTTGGAAATATAAGTGCTGAATCAGAATCTGTTGGACTCAAGGCAATACTTTTTACTTCTGGCAGTTTAGGGTATGCCGTCTTACTGTTAACAATTGATGTTGTAGGTACGGTTTGAGATATCTCAGGAAATGCTTCTACAGATATCTTTGACAACCCTTTACTTGCTAAATCTGTTATTTTTTTATGTTCTCTAGCCACAGTTCCAAATAGGCCACGCTCTACATTTGTAATCTTTCCTGTGGGGGATACAAGAACATCATAATCTGCAGAGATATACGCTTCCCCACCTGATACATATGTTCCTGTTTTTGTTCCTAATACCTTGAATGATGTTGCTGTTCTTTCACTAATAGTACCCTGAATATTGTATACAGATGGAACAACTCCAGTAATCATTACTCTGTCACCAACTTTAAAAGTGTTTGCTGATGTGTAAGTAATAGTGGTTCCATTGCCAGAAACAGAGGTAATTTTAGCAGTGGATAATCTAAGTCCAACACCTTGTTGTTTAATGTATGTGTCTATCTGTGAAGTAAGATCAAGATTATTTTTAATAGATATAAATTTTTCTTTGCTTCCATTAAGAGTTGACAGTTTGTATTCCTTGTATGCAAAAGAAACAATTTCATTTTCAATAAATGCAAAGCCATCATTACTCATATTAAATGTATTAAAAATATCCAACAAGTCACTATTGTTGAGCTCAAACTTATTTTCATTTTCTAGCATATCTGACTTAAGATAATTAAATCCAACAGAATCAACGGTTTGCTGACTCCAAACAACATCATTTGAAGTTGTATATATTAAAGATGGTGAATTCTTGATATCAGCATTGTCTACATTCTGAACAGGTGGAGACTGTTTAATTTTGGGTGTTTGATATCTTAAAGAAATTTTACCTGGTTTAGCGTTATTTGATATATTAAAACCGTTTTGCACAATGTTTGCATCAAGCAAAGAAATATTAGATCCTGAAGATGAAAGTATGTCGTGTAAACTCAAAAACTTCATAACCCCATACTCATCAATATATGCACCAATTTGATATGCTATAAATAACTCATTTAAACATTCCATAATAGTTGAATCTTTAGAGTTGCAGTAATAATAATAAAGATCTGCTGGAGAGTTTGAGATGCCAAATATTCTATAAAGGGAGTCATAATCATAATCTGTAAATCCAGACATATCTAAAATGTTTGTTATTATTTCAAATGGACTCTTTAAGTTTACAACGTAGTCTGTTACTGGTGTTGATTGTAAATACCTGGAAATATCAAAGCATTGAACCGTAATATTCTGAATATCATTTTCAACCCAAGAGTCTGAATAAAAAACCCCTCCAGGAATATAGGTGTCTGATGATACCTGTGAGTTAGGTGATGCGTATCCTTTAAGGTGAAAGTTTACATAAAACTTAATATTTTTTCTTAGCATGTTTGCTAATATTGTGGATGATTGATTACTTTGGCTAGAAAAAATTGGTACTATCGTTGACCCAATCATAGCAGGTATTCCAGACAAAGTAATTTGAGCATCGTTTGTATTTAAAGAAGAGATTGGTAGTAGTTGATTACTTGCATCTAAAGACTTACTTATAGACAGAGATTCAACAAAATCTGTCAAATCAATTTCAAGTCTTGGAGAAATCTCTACAACATGCATTCTTTGTAAATCAGATATTACATTTAATGAAGCTGAAGGAATTTCTGTTGGTGTTGATGTGCAGTTTACTGTATAGCTTATTGTTTGAGTAGCAGATGTTCCTTGTTGATTATCCCCAGAATAAACAGTTAGCTTTAGGCTATATGTTGTTCCACAATTTCCAAATCCAAGATAGGATTCTGTAGCTGAGTTTACATTGCTTGTCTTTATGCTTCCAATATCTGTTGAAGGGGACATTTCTATTTTATAAGATGATGCATTAGAGTAGCTAAACAAAGCCCAGATAGATTGCTTTTGTGCAGCAGTCAATGAAGAACATCTTCCAGTAATTGGACTGGGGCATTGAGCAGAAAATGAGTTAATTGTTGGTCCTGATGAAGATGGTGCTGGTTCTCCTGTTAAAGATAAAAATTCTGCGTTGGTTGTTTTATCTATTTGAGTTACTGTTATCTTGCTAAAAGATGTAGACAATGGCAATGATCCCGAATCACTAAACTTTGGCATTGATGACCATTTGGTTTTAGTCCAAGCAGAACCATTCCAGTACAAAATTAATACACCATTATTTGGAGGGGATATATTTTGACTGCCATCAACTGTAATGGTTGTTTGACCAATAGTTATATTTACTACTGGAATAGTCATTAAAGTATTAAACTTAATGACAATCTTATTTGTAGTAATTGCCTTTTCATAAATAGCTGTGATACTTCTTGATGATTCATCTGAAACAAAATACTTGTATGGAGATGTGTTTGTTGGTAAAGCATTCTTTAAAACTGGTATTGGTTTAGAGGCAAGACAAAATTTTGGATTTTGTAAAATTGGGCTTACTGGGGAATATGTATCAGTCGTATATCCATCAAGTACTGGAGATGTAATCTTTCTAAATGTAGATGGGTGAGTGGAATTTATGTTGCCTGATCCTACATATGACTCCCCTGGCCTAAAATATGTAAATGGTATTTCTGTTGGGAACAAAGAGTGGTTTTGATAATCAAAGTAGGTGGTTGGGTATACTTCAGGTACTGTAAAATATACTATTGGATTATTTGTTTCACCGCTTATGGAGTTAGCTGCAATAGTGTATACAAAGCCTGTAAAGGTGTTATCAGGGCTTTGGGAGCCTACGTAGGTAATAACCTTGGTCCAGCCTAGGGAGTCTGCCTCAACCTGCTCAGAGCCGTATTCAAGATCTGAGTTTTTTCCTGATGCATTGATCATTACTGGAATAGGACTGCTAGTCTTTACATATGTTACTACTTTATATGCAGAACTAGATCCTCCAGATACAGTGTAAGACCTTGACCCTTTACTAACCATATCCTGTGGGGCTGACTGAGTTGTAAAAATTTCACTAGCACTACCAATAACACCAAATGAAGAATTATATGCCTCAATAGTTACAGTATATGATGTACCTGATGATAGTCCAGAAAATGTATAGCTTGTTCCCGTTGAAATTGTGTCGGATTGACCACTTGTTTGCACTCTATACAATACAGTTCCACTTGGTGGATTAGACCAAGAAAAATTAATACTGGCTGAAGATACAACTGAGCCTGTTATAGCAAAGGCACTTGCGCTTGGTGTTGATGTAGTAGTTGGTTCAACATTAACTGGTGGCAACATTGCAAAGCTTTTAGTGGTAAAGTTAGGCTTACCTCCAGATTCTACATTGTCTGGTAGAGGCGATATTGCAGCAACATCTAACTTTGTGCTAGTTCCAGCGGTAGTAATGTATGGAGCATTAAATAAATTATGATTCCACTCCGCAGAAACTACTGGGGTCAGGGTAATTGAGTCAGAGCCTGTAAAGACTGAAGAATTAACATTACTTAGCATTAGATCTCCGTAAAGTCAATACTCATATTAACATAGTCTGATATTTTTGTTCTGTTAATAATGCTTTTAGAAAAACTATTCATAAATACAGTATATACCTCAGACCCGTTTTGTGCGGTAACAAAGTTACCTGATGAATCAAGCTCAGAGGCAACAACCTTTAAATAAATAGGAGAGCCTACATTGGACTTATAAAATGATTCAAGCCAAGCAGCACTGTAGTTTTTGTCAACTGTCTCAGATGTTTTTGATGGTACGTAATTCCAAGAAACCGATATAGCCTTTTTTTGAGCAACTATATATTTTCTCATCTTACCATTAGCCATTCTAGCCTGGGTTTCAATAATCTCTGTAGAAATATCAATTGGATCTCTATTATGGTCTGTAAGTTTTTGCCAATTAACATTATCCAAGGATACCTGTATCCCTGCTTCAAGTAAGTACGCCATTATGAACCAACCTTATTAGTCTTATTATTCTTGCTTATTTCTAGCTTTAGCTTTCTCATAACTTCATTTGCTACAATTTCTGGGTTTGCATTATTACTTGTTACAGGCATATTTATATTATACACTGTACCGCCAGAATTTGCACCAACTGTTGCGGTACCGTTATTAATTGCATCCATTGTCTTAACACCATAATCTCTTACAGATGATGCCTTAACAACATATTCTCCATTTGAAACTCTAATTGATCCTCCACCAGCATATCCTAGTGATGCTCTGATTGAATCTGATGTGCCTGTTCCTGGACCCTTAATAAGTCCACCAGTTGCAAGCCTTGGAACTTGTTTTGATAAAGTTTTAAGAAGCTCAACTTTAGGTAGATTCTGAATATTTGTTCTAATTAGATTGTACATCTCTTGAGCTTTTAGCATTCTCTCTAGTACAACCTCAGCTCCACTACCCCAGTATCTTGGAATTGCATCTTGAGCTACAAATCTAGAATCTCCATCCCTTGTGATGTAAGGGGCAGCATCTTTAAGTACTTGAGATACAGAGGCTTCGGTCCATTCTTTTTTTCCTCCCAGCCTAAGACTTAACTGTTCACTGTTTAATAGCTGTGCCAATTTAGCTGAGTCCGCTAATGGAACTCCGAAGACTGCTTTAGGTGATACAACTCTCCATGGTTCTCCTGGTGCATACATCTTCCATGGTGAAAGTCCACGAATAGCTCCTGGGTCAACTTCATACTGATACTCACTTGCTTTAGCCATTCCAGTAAATACGCTTTTTTCTTTAGCAAGTCTTTCTCCAATAACAATTGCCATCTCATCTTTCATACCGCCAAGGCCAATCACCTGTGGTACTTCATGAGGGTATAGGTCAATATAGTATGCTCCACGAGACTGTGCCATTTCTGGACCTGAGCCCATAAACACTTCTTGTGATCCACTATCAAGAGCTTGTTGTGATGGTGTATTTCCACGTCCTCGTGCATAGGAATATGCCATACCCTTATCAAGGGTATAGTATCCAGCTGCGACTGGTTGTCCATCTTTATTCTTTAGTGGATTTCCATATAAATCAT